TATAACGGTCAGCTAATTTAACACAAGCTTCTAACACTCCATCGGGATATATTACTTTGTGAAAAGACTCGTATTTGTCTTTCGAGTTTTTTAAAATAAGTAATGTTTCTTCTTTTGTAGCACCCTCCACCGTAATTTTTTGAAATCTTCTTTCAAGTGCTCCGTCTTTTTCAAAATTGGTTCTGTACTCATCCAAAGTTGTCGCACCAATACACTGAATCTCACCACGAGAAAGAGCAGGTTTGAAGATGTTAGATGCATCCAATGAACCCGATGCGTTACCAGCACCTACAATAGTGTGGATTTCGTCTATAAAAACAACCACATTTGGATTAGCTTGAAGCTCTTCAATGATTACCTTCAATCTTTCTTCGAATTGCCCACGATACTTTGTGCCAGCAACAATTGAGTTGATATCGAGGTTCACAATTCTTTTGTCAATCAAATTCTTCGGACATTCACCATTATAAATTTTCATAGCGAGACCTTCTACAATTGCAGTTTTACCACAACCAGGCTCACCAACAATTATTGGGTTATTTTTTTTTCTACGGGATAGAATTTGAGCAATTCTCATAATTTCTTTATCCCTTCCGATAACAGGATCCAGTTTTCCCTGTTCTGCCAATTTGATTAGGTCTCTACTAAAATTATCTAATACAGGTGTTAGACTATCAGAGGTCTGTTTTTTCTTACTCATCATTTTTTCTTCGTCATCAATAAGATCATTCATATTTGATATTTTTTTTCAAAGATGTATCAAAATCTGGACATAAACAATTATTTTGACAAATTGTCTTTAATTATTTTTTTTTCTGTCAATTTGTCTTATTGATTAATTTTAAACAATCAAATTGTCATCACAAATAAGACGGCATCAATATTGATAATTTATTAAATAAATAATAAATTTAAAAAAAAACTACTATGATTTACGGACCAAACGATTTGAATGAAATCTTCGAAAGATTATTCAACCAAAATCCTAACACGTACTCAAAAACCTCTGTAATCTCTAAAACAGATAGCGAAAACAATTACGAGGTTAATCAAACTAAAGATGGAGCTTACCTATTATTCGAAGCGCCAGGATTTAACAAAGAAAACTTAAAAGTTGAAATCGAGGACGGTGTTATGGCAATTCAAGGGAAAAGAAAATATAAGATGAACGGGGAAGAAATTTACAAATCCATAAACAAACAATTCAAACTCGGTACAGACCATAATCTAGAATTAATCGAAGCAACAATCGAAGACGGTTTATTGACTGTATTTATTCCAGGATTTAAAAAACAAGAGAAAAAGAAAATTTCGATTTTATAATAAATGCTCATTCAAGATCGAATCCCCTACCTAAAAAGTGGGGGATTTGTATTTACATTGATGGATAATTGGAAAAAATTTGTTGAAGATACTTTATCGGCTCAAGAGATATTACAAAAATATCTTGAGTTAAGAATTATGTTCCAAGAGTTGGGATACACTGAGGAACAATTAAAAAATATAAGTTCTGGTCCCGAAAGAATTTTTGAAATCGGAAATGAAATAGGGATGCTTATCAGTGAATTAAAAAAACAACTTCGAGCCTTTGGTTTCGAAGTACGGGATGAGGATTTTCGGCTTTATTTACAGTCAATAATGAATAAAATTAATCTTATAACCCCTTTAGAAAATGGCAGTAAAAAAAGAGACGATTGACGGATTTAAAATTATTAACGAGATTGTGTCATCAAATATTAGTAAAACAACATACGACACAGAACTAAAATCACTAGTTTGTGAATTCAATAACGGATTGATTTACGAATATAGCGATGTACCTCACTCAACTTACACCAAATTCAGAATGGCTGAATCTCAGGGTAAGTTTTTTATGAGTGAAATAGCTAAAAAGTTTTCTTACAAAAAACTCTAGCTCACTGAGTATTTATATCAGATGAGTAATTTCCAAAAAATACTTGACAGTTTTACACTGAGGGACACCCTTAACCCAAAAATTTGGGAGAATTCTGATGATCCAAAAAAATCTAAAATGAAACCCAAAGTCAGAAAGGGTTTGATGAAGATCGCTAACCAATTCATTGATTATTTGGGTGAAGATGCTTTTGTTGAAGATATTACTCTAACAGGATCTTTATCAAACTTCAACTGGTCAGAATATTCAGACTTTGATCTTCATGTTATTGTAGATTTGAAAAAATTTGGTAAACATGAGGAAACTTACAAAGAGTTATTTAATTTAAAAAAACAACTTTTTAACGAAAAACACGACATCAAAATCTTCGGATATGATGTAGAGTTATATGCTCAGGGTGACGATGAGAAACATGATAGTTCAGGAGTTTATTCAGTTATGGATGATGAGTGGATTAATAGACCTGAAAAGATGAAAAATAAAATTGATAAGTCTGTCATAGAAGATAAAGTGAAGAACTGGAATGAAAAAATCGAAAATGCTTTAGAGTCACTTGATAAAGATGATTTGGAAAAAGGGAAAAAGATGATTGGGGATTTAAAAGACAAACTCAAAGAATATAGAAAATCAGGACTGGAAAAAGAGGGTGAACTTTCTTATGAAAATCTTACTTTCAAATTTCTAAGAAGAAACGGAATGATTGAAAAATTATTTAATACATACAACAATTACGTAGATCAAGAATTATCAATAGAACAATCTTTGAAAGAAAGTATAATTAAATTTTTACAAGAAGCACCTTCAAGTGGACATTTACTTGGAGGTGAGAATATGAGTATACCAAAGGATGGGGCACATGCCGGTCAAAGTGGATGGGCTTCAGCAAACGCATGGGATGTTAAAGCATCTGTCGGAGATCCTGTTTTTGCTCTGGCGGGGGGTACGTTAAAAACATTTACCGATTATGGTGATGATGTAATTAAAACAAAGGGAAAAAAATTATATGGTCAAAGCTTCACAATTGATAGCGATAATGGTCTTCCTGACATATACTACACTCATTTAAAAGGAGTACAAATTAGAAAGGGTAGTAAAGTAGAATGTGGTCAATTGTTAGGATACGTGATGGATTTCCCAAATAGTTCATATGATCATGTTCACATTGGAATAGAATGGGGGCACAATATAAGAGAATTTTTGAATGATGATGGAAGTTTAAAATGTGCTCAAGGACAGAAGTTGGGTAAGTATGGTAAAAAATTCAGTGAGGATGAAGAAATATCTAACATTGTTGGAAAATCAAACTTTATACAGGAATTGATTAAGCTTGCTGAAACAAATAAGTCTTTTCAGTACTATCCGAAAAATATAAAATACGAGAAAGAAGTTGAAGCAATTCAAACCGCATTACAATTTTTAGGATTTTCCTTACCAAAATGGGGAGTTGATGGAAAGTTCGGTCCTGAAACAGAAAATGCAACCAAAGAATTTCAAAAATCAGTTTCCATTTCATCAGATGGAAAAATCGATGGATTTGATTTAAGATATCTCGCAGCCATGTTGGTGATAAGAAATTTTTCAGAAAATGATCTCTCAAAAATCCAAACAAAAAAAGAAATAGATACAGGAAATATTACAGATAAAAATTTCTATGAGAGATTGTTACAAGAATTAGATGCACCTGTTACAAGTGAAAATCTAAAATTTTTATACGCGTGGAGACAAGCGGAAGGTAAAGGAGGAAGAAATAACCCATTCAATACAACTTGGAAATTACCAGGTTCTACAAACATGAACAAAGTAGGGGTACAAAATTATCTTTCGAAAGAGGACGGTATGGTTGCAACGCTAAAAACTTTAAGAAATGGAAGATACTCTTGTATTGTTCAAGGGTTAAAAAATGATAGTGGTGCTTCAGAGATATCCAAATGTCCGTCTTTAGAAACTTGGGGGACGGGGGACTTAGTTGCTAAAGTGGTAAACTCCTATGAGAGAGGGGCTTCTCCGAAAATTAAGGATCTAGCATAATTTAAATTATTTACGCCCGACGTATATTTATAAAGAAAAAAAATGCCAACTATTTCAGCAAATACTTTTTATGAATACACAATTGGAATGTTAGGTTCCTTTAGTGGAGGGACAGCACCTGCGGGTTCAGTTGTACCACATCCTGTCGCAACAACGGCAGAGGGAGACAATTCAATTGTAGATTTAAGTGCTGTGACATTAGGTGGATTTGACGGACTAAATAATTAAAAAAAACAGTTAAAAATAAAAATCATGGCGGACATCAAACCATTAGGTAGTGAAAGATTAGACGGTTTGGACAAGATCAAAAGGATCATGGAGATTGCTAAGTACAAAGATACTGCAACCGAATCTATCAATGAAAATTCTTCCACTCATTACAACATAACATTTGCTGACGGAAATCAGTACGGTATTGTAAAAGAAAAACAAGGTTACATTATCAAGAAAATGGTTTCCGAGGGCCAAGGTGACTACATCGAACCGATGCAGAACAGAAAATATTTTTCGAGTTACTCACAAGCATTAAAGAAATTGAACTTGATGATCAAAGAAAATAATTCAGTTATTGGTAATGATGAACAAGTTTCTTTATTTGGAGAACAAAAAAAATTCGTTCTGAAAAGTCCTCAACCAGCTCCAGAAGCTCCAGAAGCTCCGGTAGCACCTGAAGAACCTATGGCTCCAACTCTACCTGAACCAGAACTCCCAGCGGCTGAGGAAACTCCTGCACCTGAGGAAACTCCTGCACCTGAGGAAACTCCTGTTGAAGACGTACCAACAGGTGAAAATATGGAAGTGGAGGCAGGTTCCGAAACAATGGACTCTGAGCCTGTTTCATTTAAAGTAATTCAAAAACTAACAGGAAAACTTACTCAAAAAATAAGACAATTCTCATCAGAAAATGAAATGTCTTCCGAAAATATCAAATATGTAATCAACATGGTTCTTTCTTCTGTGGATCTAGCTAGTTTATCTACCGAGGATAAAGATGAAATTGTTAATAAGTTTGAATCTGATGAGGCTGACGCTGTTATTGACGGTGGAGATGATAAAGACGGTACAGATATCACTGATGATACTGAGGTTGAAGACATTCAAAACTATATGGATATTGAGAACGACGCTGATATGGTTGACGCAGGAGCACAACCCGAGGGATTCGGTAAGATTGAGGCGGGAGAACAAATTCAAGCTGCAATTGGACCGGCAATTGAAAGATTAGCTATGTCGTTTGTGGCGGATAAAGCGGCAGACAAAATTTCTGATATGTTCACAAGTGAGGAAGAAATTGAGGAGGAGGAAGGAGGAAAGATGGAAATGAGTTTAATGGATCATTTATTTTCAGAATCTAAGGTTGACAAAGTTCTTTCAAAATATTTTGAAGTCAAAGATTCTGAAAAAAGAATGGTACAGGAAAAATTAGCAACAAAAAAAATTCAAAAAAAACACGTTGTTGAAAAGAATATGAGTTCAGTAAGAAAACTAGCTGAGTCAATTGAACAAGAGCTTGCTTCTGAAAAATTTTTAGAAGAAAACTTTGGATTCTCTTTAGTTGGTAAAACTAATAAGAAAAATTTAGTTTTTGAAAAGAACAATAAACAAACTAAAATTTCACCTGAAGGCTTGGTTTTATGAGCTATCTAATCTACGTTAATGGACTTGGTCCTAACTTTAGAGGTGATAATTTGTATGAGTTCATATTCTCGGACGAGAAAGATGTTTGGGGTGAAAATTGGGATAGTAAACCATCAAATGGTTACCCTCAACCACCCGATTTGAAATATGTGAAAAAAATTGGAGTTCTGAAAAATACCGATATAAAGTTGGATTTAATTCAGAACTCTGATTATTTCAGTATGATAGATGCGGTAGACGGAGTTATTGCATTAGCCTGGGAAAACGATGAAATTGAAAATAGGATGGTATTCAGATTTGGACAAAGTGAGGATGAGATTACTGACATTTTATATTCAAAAGATTTGATTCTCAAGATTGAAAAAAAGGAATCTTATGAAAATTAATAAAAAAGCCTTGGATCTTGTTGAAGTAGGATTGAAACCTGACACAGTGGCAAAAATGTCAGAATCTCAAATAAACATTCTTCATTCGAAAATGATATCCGAACAAGTCACATCCGAACAAGTCACAGAGGTTCCTGGTAAAACAACTTACAAAGTTGGACCACAAGGTGGAAAGATTGGAAATATGACTCTCTCGTTAGACCCTAACAAAAAAGAAGTAATGGTCACCACTGAAATAGAAATGACAGAACAACCTGACACTGATATATCCACAATGGATAAAACGGCAGGTGGAACAACACAAGATCCTGTACAAGTACAAGGACCGGATGGTATGGGTGATTTAGGTGATAAGCAAATTGATAAGGAAAAAGAAATCTCTGAGAAAAAAGAAAATAAGTCTAATCCATATGCAATATGTCATGCACAACTTGGACCAAAAAAGACAAAAAAATTTGAAAGATGTGTTAAACAGGTAAAAAAATCCATACAAGAGGGGAATAATCCTTTATCTTTATTCATTGAAGCAAAGATCATGGAATTAGTATCAAAACACATACCTCCAAGAATGACAAAGGGTGAATTGATGAAACACTTGGTTGAAGATGGACCTGCGGTGGCGCCTTCAAAACCTGAGACAAGACCTACAACAAAACCAAAACCTGGTACAAAACCAAAAAAGCCGAGTCACCCACTCAAAAACCCTAATCCTGGAGAAAAACCCGCTCCCAAGGCCGAGTACGAAAAAGCTAAATCAGAAGTATTAAACTTAATAAAGAACATACTAGATAAATAATCATGGCAAAGAAACTGATAGAACAGTTAAATTACGGTGATAGACCTGAAAGAATGGACCCTGCATTGGAAAGAAAGTTAGCGGACCCACAAGGGTTATTCGCTCAAAATCCTGCTATGAGAAAAGGGACCAAAGACGTTCAAAGACTTGTAAGTTCAAGATTCATCAAAGTGGCAGATAAATTAAAATCTGTACCAGGTCTTAGGAATCTTAGTCCAAGAGTAGTTCAGGCTTTCTACATGCAAATGATGAACAGTGTTCCAAGAATCATGCAAATTGAAGCGGCTAACCGTGATGCCCTGATTGAGTTAGCCAAGAAAGCTTCTATGGAGGAAACGGAAATTCCTGAAGATTGGGTTAAGATAGATGCTCAATTAGGTACGCCCATAGACACATCAAACTTTAGATACGAACCTGAAGATGAAGAAGATGAAGAAGAAGAAAAAGAAAAACCAAAGTTTCAATCTTTTGATATTGAAGATCTAACGGATACCGAACAATTAGAGTTGGAAAAACACAAGAGAAACATCATCAATGCTATAATTCAAGGATCTGCAAAAAAGGGACATTATATTTTCCAAAAACCCTCAGTTAAAAGAGCCCTAGATCGCATCAACCCACAATTGTTTTCACTCTACTTGGCAATCATGGCGGTAAACGATTTCATGTATTTTACCTCAGAGAGTATGATTGAAATGATGAGCCAAACAGGAACTGGTGTTGCTGGAAAAGTTGAATTAGATCCCGATGATGAGGATGGCGGTGAGGAAGGTGAAGAAGATGATGGAGAATCTCAAATTGATACCGTAATTAAAGCACAAGGATTGATATTCCCAATTTTATGCCATGAAATCATAAAAGGTATCGAAGAATCCAAAGGAAGACATGGTTTACCAAAGGAACCTGAAATGCGTACAAAGGTACAACAACAAGTTGATACCTTAGCAAATGAACCAATGCAACTTCGAATTGGGCCAGAAATTGTAGAAAAAATTCGTTTTTCACTTCCCGATGAAATGTTTGATGAATCTAATAAAGGATTAATAAATTGGTTCCACATCTTGTTATACCAAATCGAAGCAAGAGAATTTTTGGAAATAATCGGTGACGCAATATCACAGGACAAATCCAAAAACCAAAAAGCTACCGCTAAGTTCGAAAAAATCATGAAAGAGGCTCAGGACATGAAATCAGAGTTTGAAAATTACAAAGAAGACAATGATATTGAATCTGAGGACGGGGATGATGAAGACGGATTAGACGATTTCTTAGGAAGTTTGGGTATATCGAGACCCAAATAATTTTCAGTGACAAAAGAACAATTAATTATTGAAGTAACGAAGTGTATGAAAAACACTCCGTATGCGATGAGAACCTATCTTCAAACTTTTGACAATACGGTTAAAAAGTTTGTTCCGTTGGATCTTTTTCCTGACCAAATAACTTTGGTTGAAGACTACGATAACTTTAACGAAAATATTGCATTGAAGTATAGGCAAGCGGGTGTATCCACCGTGACCGCAGCTTGGGCCTCAAAAAAGTTAGTTTTTGCGAAAAAAAACAACCCTGAGAAAATCTTGATTATAGCAAACAAACTTGATACTGCTGTTGAGTTTGCTAACAAAGTCAGATCCTTTTCAGAACAATGGCCAGCTTGGGTAGGTGTTGGATTTTCAATAGAAAAAAACTCACAAAGACATTTCAAATTTACAAACAATTGTGAAGTAAAAGCTGTTGCAACTTCAAAAGACGCTCTTCGCGGATATACACCAACAATATTAATATTTGACGAAGCCGCTTATATTGAGGCCGATGATGATTTTTGGGCTGCTTGTATGGCCTCACTTTCAACAGGAGGAAAAGTGATTGTAATTTCCACTCCGAATGGGTATGACCCGATATATTACGAAATTTATGAACAATCAATGAGAAACATGAATACTTTCAAGATTACTGAGTTGTTTTGGTATAAAGATCCAAGGTACAATAGGGATTTACAAATGGTGAAGTGTGAGGATCTTACCGACTATCTATTAAACCGTGAAAATTACAAAAACACAGAAGTTGTTAATTTGGAAGTAGATAATCCGTATGAAAGGAATTATGATATAGTAAAAGATTATATTAAAAAGGGTTATAAACCTTGTTCATCATGGTTTGAGGGAATGGTAAAAAAACTTAAATATGACAAGAGAAAAGTAGCTCAGGAACTTGAGTGTAACTTCCTTGGATCAGGCGACAATGTATTTGATTCCAATCTTTTAACAAAAATAAAAGATAATGATGTGAAAGAACCCGACGGTAAAATGATGGCAGGTAATCTTTGGATATGGAAAGACCCTGAAATGAGTCACCGGTACATCATGGGTGTAGACGTTTCAAGAGGTGACTCAGAGGATTTTTCTTGTATACAAATCATTGATTTTGATGCGAGAGAGCAAGTATTTGAATATGTAGGTAAAACTCCTCCTGACGTTTTAGCAGAAATAGCTTATAAGTGGGGAAAAATGTATAACGCCATGATAGTCACAGATTTGACGGGTGGGATGGGTGTTGCTACAGCAAGAAAACTACAAGAACTAGGATATAAAAATCTCTATGTTGAAGGATTGACAGAGAGAAACAAATACAAGTGGGATCCGAAAAGAGACGAAAAGATACCAGGTATCAACTTCAATGCAAAGAGGGTACAGATAATAGCATCATTGGAGGAAGCGTTGAGGCATGAATTTAAAATAAGGTCAGAGAGACTCCTAAATGAAATGGGTAAATTTATTTATGTAAATGGTAGACCTGACCATCAAAGGGGTCATCATGACGATGCATTAATGTCCATAGCAATGGCAATCTATGTTGGGGATACAGCATTTCAAAATTTACAAAAAGTTGTACAACAAACTAAAATTATGATAGACTCATGGCATACAGAGCGTAGTGAAAACAAAATAAGATCTGATTTTTTTAATCCACATATTCCTGTTTCAAACAACCAAAATCCAAGATATATTAACGAAGCGTCGAGGGAAGACTACAGAAAATACGGGTGGTTATTTGGAGCCAAATAACTATTTATATTATCTATGTAATAAGTAAAATTGTAAAATGGATAATAAGAACCTAACGGTATGGCAACGACTTTCCGCCGCATTTGGACCTAACGCACTCCTTAATCAGGATTACCCGACCTTTCATTTCGACAAAGAAGTTTTGTTAAAAACACAAGACAAGGCTCAATATGAGAAGGAAAAGTTACAAGCACAACAAACTTTCTATTTATCGAATCAATGGGCAAAAATTGAGAATAATTTGTATTCTCAAGCTGTGTATTATGAACCGACTAGATTAGCCTCAGTATACGATTACGAGTCTATGGAGTACACTCCTGAGATATCAGCCGCTTTAGACATATATGCTGAAGAATCTACAACCACCAATGAAGACGGATTTATTCTACAAATTTATTCTGAGTCAAAGAGAATCAAAAGTGTCTTAGCAGATTTATTCAATAACACACTTGATATAAACACCAACTTACCTATGTGGACAAGAAATACATGTAAGTATGGTGATAACTTTGTCTATTTGAAATTAGATCCTGAAAAGGGGGTTGTCGGAGTCCAACAATTACCTAATATTGAGATCGAAAGGGTTGAGGCAGGAATGCACGAAAAAAGAGCTCAATCACTTGAGGATCCTACAGCTCAAAGGGCATTACATTTCAAGTGGAAAAATAAGAACATGGAATTCCAATCATGGGAAATCGCTCACTTCAGATTATTGGGTGATGATCGGAAACTTCCATATGGTACCTCCATGCTGGAAAAAGCAAGAAGAATTTGGAAACAACTTTTACTTTCCGAAGACGCGATGTTAATCTATCGTACATCAAGAGCGCCTGAAAGAAGAATTTTCAAAGTTTTTGTTGGAAATATGAACGACGAAGACGTTGAAGCATATGTACAACGTGTTGCTAATAAATTCAAAAGAGACCAAGTTTTAGATCAGAAGACAGGTAATGTGGATCTCAGATTTAATCAGATGGCTGTAGACCAAGACTACTTTGTACCTGTAAGAGATCCGGCTGCTCCTTCACCTATCGATACTCTACCCGGTGCTGCGAACCTCGCAGAGATAGCCGACATTGAATATATTCAAAAGAAATTATTGACGGCACTTAGAGTTCCGAAAGCCTTTTTAGGATTTGAAGAAGTTGTTGGTGACGGTAAAAACCTTTCATTACAAGATATCCGTTTCGCACGCACAATTAATAGAATTCAAAAGAGTATGTTACAAGAGCTGAATAAGATAGCAATCATACATCTTTTTCTAAACGGATTTGAGGAAGAGATTGCCAATTTCACTTTAGGTTTAACAAATCCATCTACTCAAGCTGATCTTCTGAAAATTGATGTTTGGAAAGAAAAAATTCTTTTGTATAAAGATGCGGTGTCCGATCCTGGTAACGGTATTCAACCCGTATCTTCAACATGGGCTAAAAAACATATTTTGGGGATGTCCGACGATGAAATCAAACTTGACTTACAACAACAAAGAATTGAAAAAGCAGTTGGTGAAGAATTAAAAAATACACCAACAGTAATACAGAAAACAGGAATATTTGACAATATAGATAAATTATATGGATCAACAACTGGATCTACCGACACTGCTGGATCAACCCCAAGTGGTGAGGTATCAGAACCTGCGTTGGGGGCATTACCTTCTGAAACGACACCACCTCCAACTGAAGATGTCGCAGCACCTGAGGTAACAGGACCTGAAGTAGAACCAACAGTACCAGAATCACGATTCGACAATATGAATATTTTGGTCGATTCGGACATGATTAAGGGTAAAACAATTTTGGACTTGAGTCATGGCCAACAATATTTAGGAGAAATTGAAAAAGAGTTAGACGACTTACTAAATTCCTAATATTTATAAAAAAAATTGACCATGACTTTTGGAGAGGTTAAATCCATAATTGAAGAAAGTTTGATTGAATCCTATAAAGATTCTGAAAATTTCAAAGGTGTGATGAAAGAATTCCACACTAATATCTTAACTAATAAGTCTCTATCAAAACTGTACTCTTTGTATGATGATCTGACTTCTCAAAAGTCTTTGTCCGAAAAAGATGCGAGAGAATATATCGAGGAAGGTATATCTTTGATAAGATCTATATTAAAAGGAGCAAAATTACCAAAATCTAGCTCTAAACAAATTCAAAATAAATACAAAGATTTGGATACTTTGGTTTACACAAAAAATTTTGATATCTCTGAAAGAGTCTCAGCAAAAAATAATATAATTTCAAATTTGACCAAATCTCCAAATGTTTCTAAAGAATCAATCAATCTTCCATTAACATCTATGGTTTCAGTAGCCAATCAGACTTTGAAAAGTTACATCGAAACGATGGATGAATCTACCAAAAAAGATTTCTTTAAAATAATCAAATCAAATCAAAATGATTTGGAGAAAGAGTTCACAACCATCAAAGAAAGTGCTATAAACAAACTTCAAACTCTGTTGGAGGGCGAAAATGAGTTTGAACTTAAGACAAAAATTTCAGAAACAATAGATAGATTAAAGAATGAAGAGTTCAATCAGATGAATTTTGTTAGGATTAAATCACTTGAAAAATCAATCTAATTATTGATCATTTTTTCTTTGTAAATCGCCTTAAGTTTTTGTGCTCTTTTTTTGATTGAAGGTTTAACATATTCTTTTTTTTCAAAAAGTTTTTTTTGTTGTTTTGTTTTTATTACCTTGGATTTCAAGTTTTTGAGAGCTTTTTCAATATTATCGTTTCTTCCGATTTCAATAATTAACATACTAACATATATTTCAAAAAGTCAATTTTGACAATTATAACCTTTTTTCATAATATTTTAAAAAACAAATAAACTTTGTATATGAAAAAAAATGAAGAAAGGAAAAACCTCAAAAATTAATAACTTCGAATCCCTCAAAGTAAATTATGGGACAGTAGATTCAAAAAAATTAAAATCAATTTACATAAACATACAATCATGGGTCAATCCCAAAATCGTATCTGATAATTGGAATAGAATTGTATGTAATTTTAGTCGAGAAATCAAACACACAATTTATTACCAACTTGATAGAAAAATTTTCGAGGACAAATTAATTGTAGATTTGGATCTCAGGACCTCGGGAATCGTATTTGGAAAAAAATCATTCCTCAATTTGGAAATTAATCTTTTCACTTTACAACAAATAGATTTCAAATCAAATATTATCAGAGACTCAGTAAAAAAATTAGTATCCTTGATAAATTCAGAAAACTTTAAAAGTAATAATTATTTTGATTTTACACTAACCAAAAACGGAGATATTATAAAATCAAAGTCAGAAGTATATTTATAGAAAAAGTTTTGATGAAACAATATAAAATACTTGGACCACATGAAACAGGAAAAGGAATTTTGATTGAGGATGATGCTGGATATCTATCTCCATTAGATAAGTTGAATGAATCTATTTTGAAAGAAGCTCAAGATAGAGACTACAAAAAACCATTCGAATTTTATGCTGTACTCCAAAAATATAATACAGCTAACAGAAATGGAAGATTTTATCCCGAGACCATACTAAAGAGAGAGGCAGAAAAATATAAAAACACAATCAAAAAAGGACTATCAACTTCTGAATTAAATCACCCTGAGTCTTCGTTAATTGATCTTGACAGAGTATCACACATAATTACTGACATATGGTGGGAAGGTAATATTTTAATGGGTAAATTAAAATTATTAACATCTCCAGGTTTTCATGAGAGTGGCATTGTGTCCACCAAAGGAGATATCGCAGCAAATCTTTTAAGACAAGGAGTCACTATGGGAGTATCATCTCGTGGCGTTGGATCCTTGAAAAAAATAGGGGAGAGGAATGAAGTACAAGATGACTTCGAACTAATATGTTTTGATCTTGTTTCATCACCGTCAACACCAGGAGCATATTTATTCCCGAATGTTGAAGATAGAATGAAATATGAAGAAAATTTAGAGGAGGAGAAAATTACTGAGGTAAAAATTGAAGGAAATAAGTCTATTGATTTAATGAAAAAACTCACCGATTATTTAGATAGATAATTCTAAACCATGAACGAAAAATTTTTTGTTGCAAAAATTACTTATGATTTACCTGATGAAAACACAGGAAAAATTAAAAAAATCAAAGAAGAAAAACTTGTTAAAGGTTTTTCGGTAACCGATGTTGAAGCTAAAGTTACAAATAGATTCGAAGGTTTCTCAAATGAATGGAGGATCACCTCGGTATCTGAAAGTAAAATTGATGAAGTAATTAATTAAAAGTGGTTTGAGACCACTTTTTTTATTTGGTGATATTTATAAAAAAAAATTATGAATATCCTATTAACTTCTCCTATATCAGATTCTCCAAAAAAAGTGATTGAAAACGGTACTATTCAAGATGGTATAAATTTGGCACAATCTCTTGGATTGGCACAATATAATCTAACCAAGTACAATTTAGAAATAGTGAAAAATGATCCAACCGGTTCAGGTTTTACTGTGGAACTAAATGATTCAGGTTCTTTTAGAAGTCTTATCGTGTTTGATACAACAGAATCTAACGTTTTGAGTTGGGTCAGTTCAAACTATCCTGACGCAACAATACAGAGATTTCAAAAAACTCAAATTGTGTTAGCGTAAAACGAAATTTTTTCAATTAACACACTATTTATAAGTTAAAATAATAACAATTTATTATGCAAGAAAATAAATCAATTGTTGAAGAGGCGTTGATTCAAATGAAAAATGTTGAACAAGCAATCGCCGAGAATGCAAAAGGAATACTTCGTTCTACAATGAAAGAAGAAATCGGGCAATTAGTAAAAGAATCTCTATCGGAGCAAGACGATGAAGATGAGGTTGACTTAGACTCAGAAGTAGATACTGATGATGAAATGGATTCTGATGAAGATGAAATGGATACTGAGGTTGATAATGAAGATGAAATGGACATGGACATTGAGATGGACATGGATATGGATTCTGAAAGTCCTATAGACTTAACAGGAGCATCTGACGAAGAAATTCTTAAAATTTTTAAAGCAATGGGCGAAGAAGATGGAATCATCGTTAAAAAAGATGGTAATGATATTCATATTACTGATAACAATCAGGACGCTGAATACCTTGTTAAATTAGGAGAATCTATGAAAGAAGAAACAGTCGAACAAGATGACATGGAGGAGGACATGGATGTGGATTCTGATGGACCCGACATGAATACTGTAAGTGATGAAAACATTGACATGATCGTTGACAAACTTTTCGATTCCGATCATTCTTTAGAAGAGGATGATAACGAAGACGAAGAAGTTGATGAAATTGTTTATGAGATTAGTCTTGACGAAGATGATGATATTGAGGAAGATGATGATATTGAGGAAGAGGAAGAGATTGAAGAAATCGAAGAGGATACCTATGAAGGAATGCATCATAACATTGAAGAAGAAGACGAAGAAATGCAATTCGACATTGACACAACTGAAGAATCTTACGACCATGAAAAGGTCGGAGTAAAAGAGGCTAAGATGGCCGTAAAACCAGTAGGTAAGGGCATCGGAAAACCTGACTTCAAATATGACGGTGAGACTGAATACAAATCACCAAAGAAAATGAAGCAAGGAACAAAAGGCGTTGGTATGGGTAAACCTAAATTTGAATACAAGAAAGGTGAAAATATGGAGGGAAAATCCAAAGTTGTTAAAGCAGAGACAAAAGAAGGTCAAGGATACAAAGACAAAGAGGATGAAAGGTTATCAATGAAGCATGGTAAAATTGCTTCGAAAAACCTTAAAACCACTAAGGCTCGTAGAGATGATGCTGGTTTCGAAAAAAGAGAAACCAAAGAAGCTGCTAGAACTTACGGGTTTGGATCAGCGGATAATTCGAGAGGTCTAAGAAAAGGTATTACTAATAACAGAAACCTCACATACGAATCCCTTGAAGTAGAAGTGAAACAACTTAGAGAAAAAAATGAAGAGTACAGAAAAGCACTTAACATTTTCAGATCGAAACTAAATGAAGTTGCAATCTTCAATTCAAATTTAGCTTACGCTACTAGATTATTCACAGAACATACTACAACTAAAAAGGAAAAAATTAACATCCTTAGAAGATTTGATAGTGTTGAATCATTGAAAGAATCTAAAAACCTATACAAAACTCTAAAAGATGAGTTGTCACAAACTGAAACAACACCTTCTAAATCTATCAACGAATCAGTTGGTAAAATCGAAAAGGTTGTATCTACTGGGTCAGCAACAAATCTAATAGAAACCAAGACTTACGAAGCACCTCAATTCTTAAGAATTAAGGATCTTATGAATAAGATTGGATAATAAAATATAAAAACAAAAAAAAATAAAAAATGGGAGCATTATTAGAATCAGGTCTCGTTGGTAACATCGGTCTTAAGCACCTTAAAGTTATCAAGGAAGACACTATCAACAAATGGGACAAATTAGGATTCTTAGAGGGTCTTAAAGGTCACCAAAAGGAAAACATCGCTCAGCTTTTCGAAAACCAAGCATCATATTTGATCAATGAAGCAGCTACAACTGACTCATCAGGTTCTTTCGAAACTGTAGTTTTCCCAATCGTTAGAAGAGTTTTCTCTAAACTTTTAGCTAACGATATCGTTTCAGTACAAGCTATGAACCTACCAATTGGTAAGTTGTTCTACTTCGTACCTCACATTCAGAGATATCAGTCTCCGGATGAATTATTACCTACAAATGGTGGTGATCACTATGCACCGTTTGGGGCACCTAACGGACCGTCATCACAAAATGCTGGTTACAACCAATACGATAAAGATCTTTATGATCTTTTCTATGAGGGTAACGAACCAGATTTGGATCCCCCAGGTCTATTCGATTATTCCAAAGGTACATTTTCGGCAGAGACCATTACAGCTTCTACGCAAGTATGGAATTCTGCAGGAAGTGCTCTAATCCAATCAGGATACGTTGCAGGTACTTACAGAAAAGTAATCATGGCACTCTCAGGTTTCAACAGTGCAGGTCAAGGTCAATTGATCGGACCAGACGGTAACGAACAAGATACTGAAGCTTTCTTATCTTCTTTACAAGTTCTTCCAATCACTAATGCAACCGCTAATGGATTCTCAGGTGTTAACTCACCAGTATTATTCAGAGTTGTAACTCAGGTTTACGGACAAGGTATTGTACAATACGGTGGACAAGCAACTACTTCATTCCCTTCAACAGGTAATGGTGGATCTTACAACAACATATGCGATGCTAATGGCGTAATTTATCTTGAAGCTGATCTTCAAGTTCCTTGTGAAGTAACTTCTTCTTCACTTGATGGTTATTCTGGATTCACTACAACAGTGAACACAGACTACAACCAAGCATTCAAGTGTAAGTATAGAGTTTACAAAGAAATGGAATTCGAAGACAGATTGGGTGAGGTTTCTTTCGATCTACAGGCTGTAACAGTATCTGTAACTGAAAGAAAACTAAGAGCTCAATGGTCACCTGAATTGGCTCAAGACGTTGCGGCATTCCACAACATCGATGCTGAAGCTGAATTAACTGCTCTATTATCAGAGCAAGTTGCAGCTGAAATCGATAGAGAGATCCTAAGAGACCTTAGAAAAGGTGCAGCTTGGAACTTAAGATGGAACTATAACGGATGGAAGCAATTGGGTAGCAATGCAGTACCTTATACACAAAAGGACTGGAACCAGACGCTTATCACAGCAATCAACCAAATTTCAGCTCAGATCCACAAATCAACTCTAAGAGGTGGTGCTAACTGGATCGTTGTATCTTCTGAAATCAGTGCAATTTTTGATGATTTGGAATATTTCCACGTATCAAACGCGGCTCCTGAGCAAGATCAATACAACATGGGTATTGAAAGAGTTGGTTCTCTTTCTGGTAGATATCAAGTTTATAGAGATCCTTACTTCCCAGCAAACCAAGTGTTATTGGGTCATAAAGGAACATCATTACTTGACACAGGTTATATCTACGCACCATATGTACCTTTACAACTTACTCCAACAATGTATAACCCATTCAACTTCACACCTATCAAGGGTATCATGACTAGATACGCTAAGAAAATGGTTAACAACCGTTTCTATGGTAGAATCACAGTTGATGGAGTTAGAACATTTGATTTGAGAGAGTTAAGATAATATGGTCTAACCAAAATATTAAAGGGTCCTTCGGGACCCTTTTTTTTTTATTTTTATATTTATAAACATGATAAAACAAAATTTGAATATTGATTCGAATGAAGTTCTAAGGATTTTAAATTTACATAAAATCGCAACAAAAAATCATTATATTCTGAGAGAACAGACAGAGGTTGTAATTGGTATCGACAAAAAAACGGAAGAAAAATATTTTCCAACACAGAAGCTCGGAGACAAATTCGAGTATGGGGTTTATGACTCACCCTCTGTAAAATCAGAGATTCAAAGATTAAAACCTCAAATCGAAGATTTTATTGATAAAACTGATGCTAATAAATTCATTGTGAATGTATCTGCGGGAGAGTCCCAAGTTACAAATCCGAAAGGATTCGAAAAAAAAGGGAGTTTGGCATTAGAAAGAGCCAGAAGCATAAAAAAATATTTTGAAGAAATATTCCCTTATTTTGTAAAAAAAGGCACACTTGTTATTTCTATACCTCCCGATGTTGATCATGTAAAAATAGGGGAAACACCATATAAAAGAGGTGACCAAAACAACCCCGATAAAAAGAGAAAATACAGAGAAGAGCAGTTTGTAAATTTTGATATCACGGGTTCAGGTTCTAAAACTACAGAAGTAGTGAAAACAAAATTTTTGTGTAATACGGAACCGCTAAAAAATGAAGGTGGGTATTTGATGGCTGATTTAGATTTTACTCAAATAGTTCCTTGGAAGTTGAATAGAGGAGAGGGTCTTGTTTATATTACAATTGAAACTATTAATATGCCTGATATCATTTATTTTGAATACAATGGTAAGATTTATGGTGATACATTATTTAGAGGTCTCAATACTGATCCTTATAGGATTTTCTTGGGCACCTCTTTGAGATCGAAATTTGGTAACGCTGATTTACCTGCTCAAATGGGTGATAATAAAATTACAGGTTTGAATTCAAATGATTCGAGAATAATTGATTCATTAGATGAAATGAAGAAATGGGGACTATCTGAAAGTTTCCGAAATACTTTTGGACCCAACTCTTCTTTGTCTAATAGTCAATATATGGATGCTTTCAATAGATTTGACAGGTCGGGTAAAAAGAAAAGATTATTGTCAGACTTAGGTGAATATTTCCCATGGGGTATCCTTACTTCCGAAATGGGGAAAGGAGTTCATAAGATAGGTCCTATTCAAAAAATAGATGGCGTGGATGAAATCAAGATTTATAATGTAGCTCCAGTCGGCACTACTAAGTGGAGTATCTACCTTAATTGTAAAACCCCTGAATAAGATTGGATACAATTTTTTGATATCATCTTCATAGTAATCTAAATATATCTTTTTTTCAAAATCAAAAATTCTTAATTGTGTTACCTTAATCGTGTCCTTTTTGTTGTACCAAGAAACAAAGGTCACGTGCTTTCCGATAATTGAATCAACGTATTTTAGAACTGGAGCATTTTCTTTTTTTATTTGTGCAGCAACATTTATGAAAAATAAAGGGCATACAAATAAAAGTAATATAATTTTTTTCATAAGATTATTTTGTGCAATATTAAATAAATTTGCTCAAAAATAAAAAAAATCTCTAAAAATATAAGAGTATTTCAGTTTCATCATACAGGTATTGTCATAAGAAACAGTTAGATATGGTTTTAAACCTTTTTAAGACACTAATAATAAATTTGTGATATACCTTGAGAGGATAAAGATAATAGTCCTAAAGGGATGTAATTGCAATTAACTGTGGTCGGAGTCGAACGGATACACCCCACAACTTTGGTTTCCAAGACCAGTTTGTCTACAAGTATCAGAATTTATGAAAATAGCCCTTTCTAATTTTGTTCGAGTATCCTCAATGATCTTGATATCGATTCACTTTCATTCAAATCGAATAGACCGTTTCTAAACCCGTGTCTCAGGGCTTCTGACACAATCATAAGTGCTTGTTCTTTTTTTAGATTGTCAAGAAAAATACCCAAAGACTTATTATCCTTGTATTGAATGGTCTCAAATAAAAAATATGATTCTGTTGTTCCTGTCATAATCTTCTTATTTCAATATTTATAATATAAGAGTATGATTATAAAACTAAATGAGACAACAAGGACGAAGGGATCTGGTAGATATGAGATACCAATAATTATGGGTCCTGAAGATTGGAAGAAAAGTAGTCTTCAACCATTTACTAACGCGGTTTCCAAATACGTTAGCCCCAAAAATTCTCACGATTCGTACGATGGGGATATGAGTCAAAATCAAAAACAAATAGATACAGACGAAAAGTTTTATAAGAAGGTTAAAAATATGTTGAAAAAAGTTTCTAATAGTAAAAGTGATAAAGGTGATAATATTCATGGTTATAATCCTGAAACCGTTAAAAAGTACAAAAAAAAGTTTGACATGAAAGAAGAAAAAGATATTGAAAAAATCCTCAAAGAAGATTTAGCCGTTTGGTTTGGAACTAAAAAAAAATCAAAGGGTAGTAAACAACCACAAGGTCCTTGGGTTAATATTTGCCGTAGAGATAAAAATGGTAAACATCCACCCTGTGGTAGACCTCAAGCTGACGACAAATCTTATCCAAAATGTAGAGCCATGGGGGTTGCAAGAAGAATGTCTGACTCACAGAAAAAATCTGCATGTTCTCAAAAAAGAAGAGCGGAGAAGAAGGATACTCAAACAGGTAGGGGTCAGAAGCCTGTAATGACCTCGTATAAACCGAGGAAAGAGAGTTTAGAACAAATAATCAAAAAAGTTTTGAGAGAATCAATCCAACCTCGATAGTATAGTTTTTAGAGAATATTGGATGTTCTGCCTAATTTCATTTTCAAGTTCGTTTCTTGTTTTTTCTAAATTTTCATCGAACAAATATTTCAGTTTTTGAAAGTTTTCTGTGCTTTGTACATAAACAGTATAACTATACGTGTGATTGATAATATGTATCGTATGGTTCTCTATCAATATGTACATCCTCAAAGATTCGTTTTTGATGATCCTTTTGGAAGAGATTGGAGAAAAACTTAATTTTGAACTTGGATGTGTAATCAGCTTGAAACTTATTTCGCACGCGAATTCTTCCTCACTAGTAATCAGTGGCTTGGGATCAAATTTATCCTTCAGAGTTAAAAATATCCGATACAAAAGTCTCGGTAAAAAACCTACAACTTTATTTTTCTCCATTATTCAAATATAAGAAAGATTCAATCATTAACAATAGACTCCTGAGCAACGCTTATTACCATCCAAACCTGCTATTCTTCCTTTACAAACAGACACTGCATACCCATTAGCGTAAGCAGAAGGGTAAACTTTGAATTTTGCTTTTGCCGCCGCTTTACCTCTGGCACAAAGTTTTGTACCTGTTTTTTTCCTTCCCTCCTGAAGATCCTCGTATTCGATGTACGTATCCTCGACTCTCATATGATTCATAAAAAAATCAAAAACTTGATCCATATTTGTTTTAGCTTCACTAATATGGTCATCAGCCCAATCATGACCTTTTTGAATTATGGAATCAATCATGTCAGGATCCATACTCAATATTATATCTGCTTGTCTTTTAATTTGCTCCAAATTAGAAAAAGTCATGTAATTTTCCATTCTATTCTCTTGGAGGACTTTTTTTACTATATCACTTAGTTGTGACTCTGATATTTTTACTATTTTCTGTGCCATTATTTTTTATTTACGATTTGAAATTGTAATTGTTTCTTATAAGTATCTTTCTCTCCGTTAGTATTCACTCTTATGTCAACAAAATATTCATTTGGTATTTTATCTCTCATATCAAATATGAAATAAAATTCATTAGGGGTTCTGTTAATCTTAGTCCAGTTTTGTACTTGCACTTCCGTTTGACCTTCCATGACATAGATACGATAGTAAGCTTCAACGTTTTGTAGTACAGTGTTGGAAGTATATGCTTTTTTTACCACCACACCAACTTTTCTAATGTCTGTGTTTAGGATCTTTTCATTTTGATTGATACCGTAAAAACTGAAACCAAACTGAGATGGATCCTGTGATTGAGATCCAATTATTATATTTGCTTGGATTGGTTGTAAAACGAATTGATTTTTGACTGCGGGTAAGTTTTCACCGTCGAGAATTATCTCTGACCAATTGTCGTAGAATATACAAGGTGTTGAGTATGATCCCAAAGAGTTTGGTACTGATACTTCATATACTCCTTTTGTTACCAAACAAGTGGTAAGATCGTTTAGATCAGGTACCACCACACCATTTGCGTCCAAAATATCAACCGTTGGAGGTTCATCTAAATTAACAAAGTCACCATTTTGATATACGTAAAGATAGAGTTTGTTGATCCTACCTTTAGTAAATGTATTTCTATCATCGTCAATCAAATCATCATAGTTTGTCAACAGATATGGTTGGTAGAAAGTTTGTGTATGTCTAGAAAAAAACCCAACACTATAGTTTTCAGTCAGGCCAGTAATATTTTCAATTTGAGGCACGTAAGCAATACCCCAACCTGTAGATCCAGTTGTTCCTCCACTCAAAATAGAATTAATCTCATTGGTCATGTCAAAATTGATATCTTCATCTCCGAACTCGAAATGCTGTATATCAATAATTGTAAGAGCTGAATAATTTAGACCCGATAGTGATCCTATTTGTGAGTTACTATTGTCATATATTCCAGGATATGACCAATTTTCAATTGTGGTTCTCGCACTCCAATTTGAAGGTCTTTCTGAAAATGCTTTGTCTGTAAAAACTACGTTCGGTGAAAGTTGTCCTGTTGCAGAGTTTCGTGTCATTGCGAAAGGATAAAAATCATAGCCTACACCCTCGTCCCAATTTTGTGGGGATCCTGTGCTTCCTGAATATTTGGGAATTTTGAAAAGAATCAAATCGAATGATGTAGCTCTTCGTGCACCATCTGACATGAAACCATTGAGTAATTCCTCATCAAATGAAGATGTGTTTGTCATTGTCAAGGTGTGAGTGATTCCTGTGTATCCGCTAGTACATCCTGTAGATATCTCCCCCGACTGAACTTTCTCAGTCAAAGAAGTTATATCTAAATCAAATATAAATCTTGAAAAACCAGCAGGAGGTAAAATTTGTTGACTTGTTCCAAAATTTAATTGCATGACAGGATTCCTTCCTGTATTCACAAGATTATTTTGGACAATTGTATTGTTCTTGCTAAAATATGATCTGAAAATTGACATCAACCTTTATCAATAAATATCAATTGATTCTAATATTACTGTTGAGAATTTTTTGAGACCCTTGTTGTATTTCTTGAAGGATATCTTGAACTGAAGTCCCATTTGTGGCAATAGTGGTTGGGGGGAGTTGATGATAAGGGTGTGAATGACCAACCAAAAATTTTACAATCAAACTTAGGAGCTTGAGTAACTCTTCACCTCTAACACTACTTGATGTGCTATTTATTATCTCGTCCACAAATTTGTTTTGATCAATACCATATAAAGTTCCATCAAGATTGATAATTGGTTTTCCCGGTATTTGTGATTTGTGTGACAAAAAATACAAAATATCACCGCCCAAAGTGGAAATCGACTGAGGATCTGACGTATATTCAATTAATGGTTCTACTACCCTTTTGGGGGAGAATTGTTGACCATAAGCGTTTTTAAAAAATACTAAACCTGAACCAGTAACACTAGCGGTAGGGTTCGGTAAAACTTGTGTATACAAGAATGATACGTTGGTCAAGGTGTCATCTGTTGTTGGAGCAGTGGATGATAGATATTTTGATATTGTAATACTAGGTCTGAAGAAAAAAGGTGTATCCTTGTTATTATTATATGCCTGAAGTGTTGTGTTAATTTTAAGTATTACATCCGACATGGATAAGCTCTCGATTCTGATGACTTCCGACAAAACAGTATTATTATAATCTTTCGATAAACTGAATTCATCATTTGTTAGAACATCGCCTTGAAATTTGAAGATATTGATTTCCCCATTAAAAACGTTTTGTTTGTTTTCAGGATTGTATAACGTATATTCTATCAAGTATTTAACAGGTAGAATGACTTCAAGAAGTGTTTTATATTTTTTGAATCCGTTTTGTCTTTTTGTTTGGTTGAATTGTGATAATTGTATAAAGGCTCGTCTATTGTATGCCACAGGAAATTCCCTTGGGTTTGTGCTAAATGTCTTTCCCGCTCTTAGGAGTACTTCATTACTTTTCAACACCATGTCAGCAGTTCCTCTACCGAGAATAGCGTTGTCGCCAGGTTCTGGAAAAACACCCTTACTTTTGTCATCTTTGTAAGTCCCTGTGAATTTGTCCTTTATAGATGGATATTGTTCATATTGAAGACCTGTACCAAGCATACTGTTTGACCCTTGGTTATCCTGCCTTGATGTAAGCAAGGGTGAGGAGTATGGACCTTGAATGTAAAATTGATTTGAGTATTGAATACGAGGATTCTGATAAATAATCTGAACCATCTCGGTTGGTTTCGGAGTTTGGCTTATAAAGAATGGTAAAAGAGGTAAAAATACAAATGGGTCTTTTGTGGTCCAAGGATCATTAATTTCATTCCAGTCAGGAATTGCATTGTAAATCGCTTGAACATTATCTGTTTGAGCTGATGCTCTGATCCTTCCAAGCATGAGTGGGTCTTGATCATCAAAGACGTTTGCTTGAAATAGTATTTTTGAATATATCAAATTAGGGTCAATCATCACGTTCTTTTTTCATATTCCTCCAAAATTAAATTATATGTTTCCTCAACCTTATCGAAATAGTGTGTCAAATTTATAATTTCTTTTTTTATATTTTCATGTTCTAAACTAAGATGCTGCATCATATCAACCATTTTTTTGTTTGGCGTATTTTTCAGATCCTTAATGCTTTCTCTAATTTCTTCAAAGTTCATATTAAAATTTTTTTCCGCTCATAGTTAATTGTCCTGGTCTTCCTGATGGTAGAATAATATCAGGGGGTATTGCAACTTGTACGTATCCTGAGGACGCTTCGGATATTTCTTGGCCTGTCTGTCTCGCCAACTCAGCAATCAACCCAAAATTAGGAGTCCCATCAGCATTTGGACCCGTTGGTAAACCAAATTTCTGTAATTGTTCGATTACATTTATGGTTGTACCCTCAGGAGTGGTTCCACCAAGAAGAGGAGATAAAAGCATCAGTGGGTATGGTATTTTTAATCCCAATCCTCTTTGAATAATACCAAGTATACTTAAAATATTATCAATCAGAGATTTACATTTTCTGTAATCATCGATGAGAATAGCTATTGCAGTAACAACTTCCAAAAGAGAAGCAATCATCTGATATTGTTTCATAACTTTAGATTTCGATATATCTCTTAAGACAGATTGAACGAGGACTAATAAATCTCTTTTTATAATCTCGAAGAGTTCCTCAACAAAAAGGGAACCAACTTTCGATACGAAAGAAATGAAGAATTTTTTGAATTTAATTAAAAATTCTTCCAAAGATTTTAATTCTGCCACATATTCATTACCAATCGATATTGCCATGATAAAAATTGGTAGTAGTACCTTTGGAGACAACACCGTTGCAACGATTGCCAAAGGAATTTTTGATAAAAGGTCTTCATCTATTTTCAACTTTACATTAAAATCGTTCGGAATTTTTAATTTCCAAGAAGGATCATCGGACGTAGAATTGATAATTTTTTCGATGTTGGCTTGTAAAACTTTCGGGTCATCAATATTCTCCGTGTTGATAGCATCCAACATTTGATTAACAATGTTATTGTAATCTACCTCTACCTTTAAGTTATTACATTCAACAAATTCTAAAGACCGTAATTGAATATTTGAAATTTTGTTTTCAATAAATGCCCTATCTACATCAGTCATCTCAAAAAATGAATCATCGACTCCGTCCAATTCAGCAACTTTAGATATACCACTTACATCAATTTCTTTTCTGTTATCGAAACATAAACCTAATACTCTTTGGACAATTAATCCAAATTTAGTTTTTGATTCTATATCTCCGGAGCCGATTGTTGCTTTAATATCCACAGCGTTTGTCAAAAGGTTCACAATTTCGGACATGATATTAGTAGAGTCCATAATCCTAATTGTGGACATGTAATCAGAAAGAAACTCACCGACATTACCTTGGGATTGTCTTTGTTCAAGTTTGACTTTGAAAAAATCACCAGTAACCCCTCTAGCGTTTTGAGTAACATAACTTATGTCAAAAAGTTTCTGTTGTGATGAACCTAAGTAAGGATTTCCAAAAAATGAGGAAAAGGTCTGACCCGGTGATTGAGTTCTGTTATAAAGTTCTTTATTCATGGAAAAAGGGAGCTCTCCGAAAATGGGAGTATTTTTTTCATAAAGAAGTTTACCTATACTAGAGTTAGGATCTGTTTTTAATTTTCCAAATATATCAATTACCTGAACAGGAATGAAAATGGATGAAGATGTATTGTATTTTTGTTCTTGAGCACAACCCACAGCTTTCAACATCTCATTATCCATGATTTGTTTAATTTTTGGTTCACATCTTGTATATGCCTCTAAAAATTTCTTTTTTATATCACCCAAAAAACCTGTCCCTGATCCAGCATTTTCTTTTGCAAGACTCATAAGATTTTGTAGTTGTGACTGACCTTGTCTTTGATATCTTTTTTTTTGTTCTTTGAGTTTTTCTAGTGGAGATAGTAGGTTATTATCAAATTGATCAAACGGTATTTTTTGATTTGAAGCTTCAAGATTTTTTGCTGCGTCAGAAACCTCTCTGAATGTTTTCAGAGATTTGATTTTTTCTTGAGCTTTTTGGTAGGAATTATTTAAATCTAAAGAGGGCATTTAGGTTACAGTTTGTACGATCCCTCGTCACTATCCACTTCTTTTTGAATTAAATTTTGAATTAAATCGTCGTCCAAGTCAGACAATGAAAAACTCTCTTGCTGATTGTTAGACTTCTCCCATATCGAAGCTTGAAGTTTCGAAAGGCTTAACTTTTTTTCAACACAATCATTAATAATCTTTTGTTGTTTTTCTATCACAGGTCCTATTGTTTGCATATCCTCAGGATCTTTCATGAAAGACAACATTTTGTTTTGAACTCTTATTGCAGTATTTCTTTGTTCCACAAGTTCATTGTAAATTTCCTGCATTAGAGACAGAAGTGATTCTTTTGTAAAATTTATTTCTTTTCGTTGTGGACGAGGCATATTGTATAAATACTTTCAGTTAAATTTTCAATTTAGATTGGGTGAAAAGGTAGAGTCTCTTAAATCGTTTTATTGCACTTCTAATCTCTTTTGTACTCAAATTTGTCATTTCCCTGAGTGATAGTAATATCACATTTTTATTAAATTTGTTGTTGTCAGCGCCTGAGAAAATCAATTCGTAGTTCTCAAATATATCTATCAAAGCATATCCGAGTTTCTGTTCGTTATCACTCAGAGACTCTGAATCCATAAACAATTTAAGATCATTGATATATTTTTTTATCAATCCCTCTACGTCTGAAACGTCGTCATCGATTCTATAAATCAAATCTGGTCTTTGTTCAAGAGATGAGGAAATGTCCTCATAACTCACCTTTCTATTAGTTTCTTTTTGGTCCTTGATTATTTGGCCCATTAGATAATTCTTACATATCGTACCGAAATAAGAATAAGCCTTTTTGTTTTTTGCGGGCTTGAATTTGTCCACTTTCGTCATTAAAAACGAATGTGTGTCGACATGGATTTCAACAAAATCCATGTCTTTACGATACAATCTATATCGTCTGATTATTGACGAAATCATCTTATCGAGAGGAGCCCGTAAGTATTCGTTGTAAATTTTGTTTTTTTCCTGCCACGTTTCAGCGACGAGGAAATTTCGAACCGCTGTTTCTTCTCTTACATCGAAATAATTTTCTTTGACTGTTTTTCTACCTCTTTTTTTTGATAGTGTTTCTTCTGTTTGACCAGAAAGAATCTTGATCATTATTCATTCGTTGTTTGGTATTTTATTGACCTATCGTCAACGAAGAAATATTCTTTTTTGGCGGTTTGTAGCCAAAATCTAACTTCGTCATCTGTAAGAATTGATTCTCCATTCTTATAATTCCAAAATATTGAACCCTCTCTTAAGTTTGTGTGCTTGTATCCTAATCTTGGAATAGACATAATTGTAACCGAATTATATGTCATTCTGAGTAAGAACTCATAGATAAACGTAAGTTTTATTGAAGATTTGAATCCACCAAAGTCTTGAATTGAGTTTTTTCTCAAAACCATACCTGATGTTTGGAAGTTTGTGTAATCATTGAGTGTTTCATTTGTTAGATACCCCATTTCTTGAGAGAAGTTTGCCGCAAAAGAAGCTTCATTTGTAAATCCTTGGAACACTCCTTTATCATTCGTATCTACAACGATTGGGAGAAATGCATCAACATTAGGGTACGCCTTCATGTATTTTGCAACATTCTTGAACCATATAGAGGAATACTCATCATCGAACTCAAAAAAAGACACCCAAGGGTTCTTGGCTTTTTCTACACCATAATTTACTTGAGAGCAAAAATTGGGTTCTTTCTCCCATACGTATTTGTTCACGTTGAGATCACCAAAGTCGTAGGAATCTAATACTTTTATAAGAGATTCCTCTTGAGTGTGAACAATAATTAACTCATCTATAGGTAATTGTTGATTCTTTAGAGATTGAATTGCTTTACCAAAAAATTCTGAGAAATCTCTAACAACTGCGGACTTTATAGGTAGTATAATCGAAACATTTAATTTTTCTGACATAATTAATTATTTTGTAATTTTTGTAGTTGATTTTCGAAAGATTCTGCTCTCTTGATTTGATACTCTTCGAAGATTTTGCAAACTTGTTTTCCGAACTCA